CCGAGATCGCGTTATTCGCATTGGCAACACGCATCGTTGGGCGTGGCAGCGTACCCTTGCTCGTCACCTCAAAACCTTCAACTTCAATCGGAAATGCGGTGTAGGTGATCTGATTAAAGACGATATCAGCCGACAACTCATTCGTGCCAGCGTGGTAATAAAACGTCGTATCAATCCCGTTGACGGCAGCGGTCAACTGCAGCTGAAACAGCTCAATGATCGCCGATGGTTCAAGCGATTGAAGTTGCTCTTGAATCGACTGAGGAGTGCTCATGCTTCAAACACCTGCTCAAATGTGGCATTGATCACTGCACGACCAGTGTAAGGAATACTCTTTTCCCATTGGCGGCAGATCCATTTATATTCGGTTGTGTCATCAATTGGTGTCCATTCAAACGCTTCCACGCCAGCCCTAGCATCCAAAAAATCCTCGATTGTATCAGCATCGGTTTCTGATACATTAAAAGTAAGCTCCCATTGTTTTGGGTTTTGGTTGATGCCAAATGTTGTGCGTTGAGAATAACCGCTACCAAACTGAGCGATTCTTACATTAGGCTGACTGCGTTTAGCTGCGCCATACGTTGGATTGATTGCCGGAAAGGTAGCCATCAGCTTGCCAGTAGTCCTCCAGGTCGTTTCTGTTTAATCAATTCTGCCTGTACTGCAGCGCCAATGACCTGTCCGAGCTGTTTGGCATTTTGATCGCCACCTTGTGCTTGGCTACCAGAGCTGTTGACATTGACCACGATGGTGGAACCACCCATTGCAGCATTTGGCGCGATGCTACCGCTGCGGTTTGGCGTAAATAGCTCAGGACCGCGTTCGCCAACAAGATATGACGTACCACCACGAACGGTGCCACCGGACGCCCTGCCGCCACCGAATAGCTTAGTGAAGAAGCCAACTTTATCGTTGCCAGCCAAACCGCTGGTTAAAGTGTTGAGGCCAAAGTTCAGGAAGAAGCTAGCAAGTTGCTTCAATGTACTATTGAGAACTTCATTCCAATCAGCCGTGCCATCAATCAGGCCATCGATCGCGCCACGTAGCTGATTGCCGATGATGTCACCAGCGCCCATCAATGATTCCTTAAGCAGATCTGTCTCCTCCTTGGCTTTGCCTATGCCTTCAGCCAAGGCTTCGCCCATATTCATTCCTGCACGGACAAAAGGTTCTGCCGCCACATCCATTGCAAGCTGATTACGCAACCTCGCCTCTTCTATTAGACCTTGCTTCATGGCGGCACTAGCACCTTCCATCCGGTTTTCAATGTTTTGCCTGATTTCTAATTGATCAAGCAATAGTTGATTCATAATCCTATCGCCATCGGTAAAGCTGTTTTGCAGAACAATCTGAGCTTTTAATTTCTCAACAAGTTGATCTTGATTCCGCAAATTGATACGACGTTGTTCGGCTTCCTTTGCTGCTGCATCTGCTGCGCGTTGGGCGTTTCTCGCTGCTGCTGCGCCTGCACCTGCAGTTCTAGCCGCTGCACCACCGCCACCCAATAGTTCAGGCACCCTAGGAGTTTCTAACGTAGGTGCCTTTGTTTCTACTTGGATTTGACCAGTCTCATATCCAAACCGCTCAATTAAATCGCGGAATCGTTCATCTCGTAGTTGCGTAAATGTAGCGGGGTCAATCTTGCCACCACCACGCAAGAGGGCTATTTCTTCGGCTTCTCTGCCAGCTTGCTGAAACAATTGGTTTCGTTGCTGCGCGCTAATCCCAAACTGCTGGATCCTGCGACCTGCAGACAATGCGTTATTGATTGAATTGACGACACCAATTGCTTGATCAAGAATGGTTTGCAATGCTGGCGATAGCACTTGCCCAAGCGCTTGCGCTGTTCTGGTGATGCCATCTTGTAAAGTGCTAAACTTGCCAGCCAATGTGTCTGACTGAGCGATTGCACCGTTCGCGTATTTGCCGCCAGTATTGGTAAGATTTTGCAGCGCAACATCTACAGCCTCTGCGCTAAATCTGCCTTTCTCTAATGCCTTTCTAAATTCTTCGCCTGTCAGCCCATACATTCTTTGCAGTTCGCTCTGCAGATCGATGCCGCGCTCTTGCAGTTGCAATAGCTCTTCACCCTGCAACCTACCCTTGGCTTGGATCTGGCCAAATGCCGTGGCGATACCGCCAAGATCCGCACCTGTTGCGCCAGCAACATCACCTAATCGGCGAGTTGTATCAACAAGCTTTTCTGTCTCAACACCAAACGCACGAAGTCGTTTTGCTGTATCGATAAGTTCAGTGCTAGTAAATGGCGTTACTGCGCCAATGTCTTGCAATTGCTGGACAATTTTTTGAGCCGTTTCAAGGCTACCCGTTAAAACTTTAAGGCTACGGGTTTGTGTTTCAAGCTCAGCAGTGCTGACAATGGTAAATTTTAACGCTTGAAATGCAGCGGCAGCGGTGATAATTTTGCCTATCGCTTTTCCTAGTTTGTTAAATCCACCAGCGGCTTGATTCGCAGCATTGCCAGCATTTGCAAACTCGCGTTTAGATCTATCAAGCTTGCCGTTCATCTGCTCAACGGCACGTTCTAGCTTTTTGCTGCTATCCGCAACCTGCCGCAGCTTGCCAACAGCGCCACGCGAATCAACGTTGATTGCTACGTTGGCAACAGCAGCCACTGCTCAACACTCAGCGATACCGCCAGTCTAACGCCGCCTTGATTTAGACCGCTCCATTTGTTCCCGTTCCTTTTCGCCCTTTATTTCATAATATGCGGCAAAGTGAACAAACTCCGCATCGGTTAATTCCGCACGGAGTCTGCTGACTGTCATTCCTAGCTCGCAGGCCAAGCGGAACTCAAAAAACAACCAGTTGTCCTGCTTCAGTCGTTTTTTGCTTCTTCTAGGTTGTCTTCGTTGCCCAAGCCAAACAAAAACAGCTCAACTTCGTTCAGGACTGACTCAGGCAGTTCACTCTGCAGCTTGGCGACATCGGCCATTGCGAATGCTTTGGTGCCATCCTCAAGCTCTGCCATTTGACACAGCATGTGAGTGCTGAGATCCAGCGCTTCATCGCTTTGAGCAAGCGACTGAGCGCGTTTGCGATCCGCCCTAGTGATCGGTTTGAAATACAGATCAATGACAGGCTCGCCTGCTGCATTTTTCAGCGCAAATTTTCGCCTTTGATTTAGGTCAAATGCGCCAACCAGCAGGTCAACGGTCCGAGTTTTTCCAGTAGCCATCAGATGCTAAGCGTAATTGTGCCATTTGCTGTGAAGTTAATCGAAATTACTTCCAGCTCACCCACTGTAGCAGCATATTCCGCATTAGTGATCAACGCGGTAAAGGTGATTTTCTTGCCGCCGCTTTCATCAAGGTAAAGTTCAAGTTCAGCATTGGCGGGATCTTCAGTCGTTACCACTTCCTTGATCAGGTCAAGTTTGTCGCCAGCCCCAGGTGCGTCATAAAGCACCTCAAGAGTGCCGCTGCCACCAATCAAACCGCCGACGTAAGCGCGGAAGGTATCGCCATGATCGGTTACCTCAAGCGATTCCTTGTCAATGGTCATCGACCACGACCGTACAGATGCGATCTCGGAAAGCTCTGCACCACCAGCGTCTTTATCAAACTTGATGGTGCCTTGTTCGCCGCGATAAAAAGCCATGATCAGAGCGTGGTGGTAATGGTGCCGTTGGTGACGAAGTTAATCGTGATGATCTCAAGCTCACCCACTGTAGCTGTGTATTCCGCTGAAGTCACAACACCATCAAAGCTGATCGACTTGCTACCGCTGGTGTCAAGATAAAGCTCAAACAACGCGGTGCCTTCATCCGCTGCTGTATTGATGTGATCAATGAAATCAGCCGTCTCATCAGCAGACGATGCTGTGTAGATCACTTCGCAGCTACCGGATCCGCTGATGATGCTGCCGATGTTGCCAGCGTAGCTATCGCCCATCGATGTGGTTTCAAGCACTGCTTTGTCTAAGGTCAACGACCAAGACCGAGTGCTGGTAATAGCTGAAGCAGATGAACCGGCATCGTCGAATTTGACGCTACCCTCCTCGCCGCGATAGAAAGCCATGATCAGAGAAATGAAATCATGATCTCAGTTTAGGTACGCTTCGAAGCTAATGCTCAGCCGTGTCTGGAAATAAGCTGCATCTGGTTCTGATGGCGTGACCACGTTCGGGCCTGAAGCAGGATCAAAGGTGACTTGATCAGCAATGGTCTGCCGGTCAAACAGATCCTTAATGCGTTCTGCGATCGTGTAGTTTGCCGCAGCGCCAACGCCAACGGGGGTAAATATATTGACGATCAAGACGCCATTTTGCTGATTGTGTCCATCCGTTGGTCCTACAAGGGTCAAATAGTTATTGTCGCCGAACAGTAAACTTACCTGCAGCCACGGCAAGTTGTTTGGCGGTGTAAACGGAACGTTGGGATAGGCAACGGGATAAGACGGCGCTGACGCCATCTCAGCGGCAATGCGGCTTTCGATCGCAGCGCGAACATCGTTGTAGGTGCTACTCATGATTCCCTCCCGATGCGACCGGCATTGTTTTGAATGAATGTCTGTATGTCTTTGGCCACCATGTACGGAATGTATCCCTTTTTAATTTGCCCGCCCTTGGATCGCCAAGTGCCATTCCACGATGACGGCAGGTTGTTACCTGTCAGCACTGGCTCGACGTATGGCAGGTTGTTGTGGACGCTGTAGACGTTACCAAGCTTCTCTTGCGAGTAGTTGGTGCGATCCGGTGGCGTGATGGCGCTGTTGTATTGCCCTTCGGGCTTGATGCCACCAGATGCTGAGTTTTCACCGATCTGCCAACTGGCACGCAGCCTGCCGGTATCAACCGGGCTGGCTTCCTTGACGCGCCGATCGGTTTCAAGCACCGCAACACGCAGCAGCTTCTCAAACTGCCCTTCGATGTAGTTCCCGATCTGCGATAGCGGGATGTTGCGCGCCATTGCTATGACCTCAGGATCAGCTCGTA